CGCATATACGTAATAGTATACAGAAGCTCGCATAAGAAACCCTTATTGCGAGAAGCTGATTCTATTAAATATATTGAGAGGTGACGATACTCTAGTTTAGTTGTTATTATCACTAAACTCGATTGAAATTTGCAAGTTTGCTACAGACTTGGAGTGTATGCATATTCTACAGATGGACCTTTAAAATCCATTTACAGAGGTTTGGTACCCTCTTTAAAAAGAATACCAATGAGGTCTTCCCGAGACCTGAATTCGGATTGGAACATCACACATTACAGTGGTTATAAGACAACATCCCTGCCCCAACTTGCAAAGGCGACAGGACTTGAAATATCTCCGTAACAGTAATGCGGATGGATACTTGGCTTATATAAATCTAACAATCAAAGTTGTGGTTGTTATTTTCTCTTATATCTCTATTTTTATGTTTTAAGATTTGTTTATATTTTATTATACTTATGAAAAGAAAAAGAAAAGAATGAGCTATTAGTACGCTCGCAGTTTATGTTTTACTGAATTTAGGGGCAAATTGAACCAATGAAGTTATGAATAGATAATTAGTTGCATGCCCGTGGTTATGTTATTAACATGACGCCCTACCCGTATCAATTACTATCAAGGTTTTTGTTAGGTAGAATCGTGATTAAGATATGTAACACGTTTCTTTGCTATAATAGACGAAACCCGGAATTATATTATTTTATATAAAACTATTATCTAATGATTAATGGATTGTTAGATTTTGACAAATCGGGAAGAGACCGATTGACTTGTAGGTTGAAATAGGAACCTAATAGCTGTCTTCCTGGCGATATAATATGGAGCAAACCTTGATACGACTAAAAAAAAAATTAATATGGATACAACCAATATTTTTATTTCGTCATATGAAGCTGGAGTTCAAGGCCAGCAGCAATCTAATCCTACAGGATGGGAATGTGTCTATGGAGGAATTCATAGTGAATTTGATGTATGTTTTTCTTGTAATTTAAATATACCAGAAGAACACAGAGTAAGTGTATCAACTTACCGTAGTAGTTTATCTACTTTAGAAAATAAAGAAGAAAGAATTGAGGAGATTGATACCTATGAAGAATCTCTTCCTCAGACAGAAAATGTTTCTGATTTATTGTCAGATATGCCTTTTGATTGGATTGAAGATAAGAGTTTTAGTGTTGAAGGAATTAATAAAGAAGAAATTCCTACACAACAAATGAATATGGAAAATAAAGATGATATATATATTATGACTAATGATGATCGAATGAGAAAAGTTGGTCAAATAGAAAAATTATCTTTTTATAAACATAAACAACCTAAAATTTTTATTGATACTGGCAAATTTTATATGTTAGAACTTGTTTTAATTGAAAGACAAGTTAAAAGATTTGTTGAATTATCAAAGAAGCATTTGGAAGATCAAGGTCAAACAGGCTGGGATTTTCTTGGTATAAATCATTTAGCTGACTCAATCAGTCAAGTTGGCATGGATGCCAATAGAATTACAGAAAATTTGGGTAATAAAGTTGATGAAGTAAGGATTGTTGCAGATCGTTTTAATATGATTATTTCAGATGCAGTGACTAATCTTTTACCCCATGTTGCAACAGCTACATCTAGTGTTGAAAAAATTAGTAATGTAGGTGTAAATGTTAACTTCAATTTTGATATGTTATTTAAGATGTTTGATGATCCTTTAACAGCAACTGTTTCTGGAGCTGTTTTATATTTATTTATTGAATTGATAGAACGTAAGTTCCAAGTTCCTAATTTATTTTATATAAAAGTACTATTGGGATCTTTTGTTGTTTTTAAAGCTGGATCAAGGATATTAAAATTATTAGTTGAATGGTTTAAACCACCAACTACAATAGCCCAAGCTAATTGGGAAGATTGGTTGATGGTTTCAGTTCAAGGTATATTATTTACTGTTTTTGGTGCCACTTTGGATACTACTTCAGTTGTTAAAACTGTTAAGTCTCTTGGTGAAGCTGCAAATAATGCTACTAAATTGTCTGAATTGTTTACTGTTATAGTGGATTGGTTTAAGAAATCAATAACATTAGTATGTAATACATTTGGTTTGGAAGTATTTGATTGGTTAAAACCACAAGATTTCAAAATAAGAAATTTTATGGATTCAGTTAACCAGTTATTACGGGAATATAATAATAACCCTATGGCTGTTGGATTAGAATTTTCTGAACGTGTAACCAGAACATTAATGGAATTAAATGATTATATGGCAACTATACAGATTTCTTCACGAAATCAACCTGTTTTAGTTGCTATAAGAGATTTGCAAACCAAAATGTTAACATTACAAAGAAATGTTGCTGAAGCTGGTTTAGCAATTGGAGAAAGGAATGAACCTTCTTTCTTAATTTTATCTGGAGCACCTGGTATTGGTAAAACATACCTATCAGATCAAATAGCACAAGATATTGTTATATCTATGGCTGAGAATGAATTTGAAATCATTGATGCTCAGAGAAATTGGAAAAATAAAGTTTATGTCTGGCCTACGGAAAATAAACATCATGATCAGTACAAAGGTGAATTGATTGTTTTATATCCTGATCTTTTCTGTTTAACTGATGTTGAAGGTCAACCCAGTGAAGCTACAGCAATTGTATATTTGGTTGGTGGACAACCTGTTCAATTGCCAGCTGCTGAATTATCGAAGAAACAAAGATTATTTTTTATATCTAAAGTTATGATAGCTTGCACCAATGTTTGTTATGTACATTCTGCGATGTTTAAAAGTATTAGAAATGTTGATGCAGTAAAACGTCGTTTGAATAGGTTTGGCTACTATATGTGGGTTGATCCCAAATATATAATGAGAGATGGTGCTGGAAATCCAATTGTTGATCCAAATACTAATAAAATTAAAGGTTATGAAAATGATCTTGAGATGTATGGTATGTTGGATAAGAATAGATTACCGGATTTACCTCCTGGCCAATTTCCTGAAGACCTTTGGCATTTTAGAAAACTTGATTTTACAACAGGTGCATTTGCTGAGAATCGTTCTTGTAAATATGCAACGTATATACGTCTGGTAAAACAACATATACGTGATATGGAAAGGGATGGTGAAAGAAAGAGAGCTAATTTAGTAGCTAGTGCTGCTGAAATAGCTAGAGTGCGTTTAGCTGAAATTAATGGTTTAGGACAAATGGCTAATTTAGAATTTGATGAAGAAGATTTTAGAGAAATTGAAGTTGAATTGCTTGAACATGAAACTGATTTTAAACGTGAAAAAGAACGTAGAGAGCGTCTTGTGCGAAAAGACGCTATTGATATTTTACGTTTGGAACAGATGGTTAAGGCAGCCCAGAAAGATTTATCTAAAGCTAAAAAGAAACTTGTTGATGATCGTAAAGTTCGTGAGGAACTTGATAAGATAGATAATGAGGGTTTCTTTTCTTCTGATGAAATGCCAGAGTTAGAACCGGATATAATTGAAGCCCAAATGGACCAAGAATCAAAAGAAATGTTTGATGATTTAGATATGAGCTTTGTTGATATTCATAAATTAGATGGTTCTTTAGGTATAGAATCTGCAAATTGGGTTCTAGATAAAGCAAATGTTGATAGACAACAATGGAAGCAAGTCTTTAAATCAAAATGGATATCTTTTAAATATACTGAAGATGTCCATGAGCGTCTTAAACAAATTATTAAAGATGGAGTTGATCATATGGTGGATACATCACCTGGTGAAGGTAGAGCTAGTAAAATAGCTAATAAGTTATATAAGGCAATACCTGAATTAAGTGTTCGACGAATTCCTATTGTTTCTGCAGTTGTTTATGAATTTTTAAAAGAGATAACTGAGAAAATAAATATAGAATTTGGAGAACATATGAAGATGATATCTACAGAACATATAATTGAATTATCAGGTTTGGAATATAAAGATGCTTTAAAATCATATAATTCTTGGATTATATCTGATGGTATACATGAGCCTTTTATTAGATCATGTGTACAAATTCAACAATATTTATATGATTTTTATGATAATTATTGTGTTCCAGTCGGTTGTGCTATAAAAGAAGGTCTGATGAGTTTTTTTTATTCACCAGCCTTTAATTCAACAATGGAATTTTTATTTGTTGGAGCTTTTACTTGTTTAGGTTTAGCCGTACCAATTATGTTATTAGATAATTATTTTACTAATATCAAAAATGATACGGATTTATTGAAGGAAAAAGCTAAAATTGAACGGAAAAAATTAAGAACCGTTCAACAAGGATCGTGGGTTGATGCAGAGAGCATTAAACAAACGATTGATAAATACATGGATAATTTTTGCGGTCTTTATGTGAGTATACATAAAGAAAATGGTCAAGTGTCTTTTAGACATCCATGTAATATTGTATTTTTAGGTGGTAAAACTGCTGTTCTAGTCGATCATGCAAGAGTTGCCATACAAACTATACAAGAAAGATTGAAAGCGAAACCAGGGCAATTCGTTGAGTTAATCATCGTACCTTATGTTACTACTACTATGGAGAAAAGTACTGAAAGATTTAAGTTAGATGAGATAACATTTGAAACCAACGAAGAGTTGAGCTCGAAAGATTTATCAATTATTAAGTTTAAACATTGTAGCAATAGACCCTTTATATACCATTTAATTCCGCCTTTACAATGTGCGGAATGGATTAGTGATAAAACTAATTTAGATGGTATATTTATTGAAAGAACAACAGATTTATCGTTGAATTTCAATGGTCCAGAGAAACGCGTTGATGTGCGTTTTAATTATGGACACGATCTTAATTATTATAATACCTCTTTAAATATTGATGATGAGCATATTCCTTTAAATAGTTATAAGTATCAAACCTTAATTATGAAAGGTAAGGATGGAGTGTTTTCTACTCATGCTGGATATTGTACGAGTCCTGGATTTTTAACTGATGATAGGAAAAATTATTGTACAAATTTAGGTTGGAAGCAAGCACAACAACCTTGGTTGTTTTATCTGCATACATCATTGCGGGGAACTAATCCTAATGGTGTACCAATATATAAAGAGTTGTTTGAACCCTGGATCAAGGAATTGGAAGAATTAAAAATTCGTTCGAGACCTATGGTCGAAGTTGTTAATGAAAATATGAAAGAATTTGAGAAGATCATAGAAGAAGAGTTAGAATTGCTAGCTCCTTCTGGTGCTCAAAGTTGTTCATTAGAGATTAAAACTGAGTTCAAGCAAATTGATATTAATCATATGGCACAGGCTGTTATGAATGTTCCACTATTTGTTCCTAATAAGAGTGAAATTAAGAAATCACCTTTATATGGAATCGATACAAGAACAAGATTTCCAGCGCGTATGGGGACCGTTAAGCTGAAAGATGGTTCTGTTGTGGATACTATGGCAAAAGCTAGGGAACCATATGGCATAAATAATGCCTTAATAAATGGTCCTTTAGTTGATGAAATAGTACATCAAGCTATGGCTCGTGTTATGAGCGATTCTAGTGTTCCTGTTAAAAAGGAACTACTAACATTAGATCAATGTTTATATGGCGATATTGCCTATAAACTAAATAGTGTTAATTGGAATTCTTCAGCAGGTTTTTATTTCCGTATGTTAAAGGAAAAATATAAAACCGATTGGAAGAATAAACGCTGGATGCTTGATGAAGAAGGCAAGGTTAAACCCAAAGTAATGAAAGTAATTCAACGAATGTTTGATTACTGTGAACAGAAACTTAAAGATGGAGAAAGATTATATGGTATTAATATAGATAATGTTAAAGATGAACTTTTAAAACTTGAGAAAGTTTTGAAAGCTGATTCAAGGTTATTTTGTACCAATGATTTTATCCATTTGTTGCTGTGTAAACGTTACATGGGCTCTTTTGCTGGGTGGATTTTTGAGAATAGAATACATAATGGTATTGCTATTGGTGTTAATCCACTAAGTGAGGAATGGGATGGTGTTGCAAGTCATATCGTTAATAATTCTCCTGATTGTCTATTTTTAGATCATTCTAAATTTGATAAAAGACAATTAAGAGCTATAATGAAATGTGTCCTTTATTTAATGGACATGTTTTATGGTGATAAAGGCTCTGAAGCTAGTAGAATTAGAACTCTACTAGTAGAGGATATTATTGATAGTTGGCATATTGTGGTTATAAATGGTAAGATTTATTTCTACAATTGGAAGCAAGGTAATACGTCAGGTAATTTTCTGACTGCTATCCTTAATTCACTTGTAAATATCTGTTATATATATATTTGTGCAATATTTGCTTGGTTGTTACAGAAAGGAATGGATCCTATGCTGTTACAAGCTTTGCCGCCTAACCCGGCTGATAAAGCTTTAGCTTATATTACCCTTGGTGATGATGTGGTTGCCAGTGTTAAAAGGGATTTAATGGAAGGAGTTAACTTTAACTCCATTAAAGCTATGGGTAAATATTATTTGAATATTGAAATAACAGATGAATTAAAATCTGGTGGTGAAATACCAGATTTTAGACCTATCTCAGATGGAAGTTTTCTTGGTAGAGGTTTTATTCCTACCAAAATTAATGGAGTATTGAGATTCTTAGCAAGATTGAGAAAATACTCCATTATAGAGAAAGTTCAATGGATTAAAGGAATTTATGATCCCTTAATTGAAGTAGATAAGATGGAAACTGCTTTTCTTGAACTTTCTCTATATGATAGAGAAGAATTTGATGCCATAGTTAAAAGGTATGCTCCAGCATGCAAAGAAGCTTATGGCATTTATCCTAAGTACACAGATTTTGATGTAGCTAGGAGACATGTTCTGACTTTATCAGAATATAGATATTCTTTCTATGATTTTATAGATGGAACAGATCTAAATGGTCTACCACTAACAAAATTATTAGAAAAGATTTCACAAAATGTTGCTAAACAACGTTATGAAGCAGGTGTTAAGGCCGAGGTTGAGGCCGAACGTTCCCCTGGTTATGACGTAATAATTGAAAACGTTGAAGAACAGATAACTGTTGATTCCCCTGCTGGTAACACTAATGCCGTGACCAGCTTGTAAATTTGCGCATTACAAAGAAATTTAACGTAGATTGTTGGTCTACAAATCAAAACCGACGGAACCCATTGCCTAATATGGGATTGGTAGAGCCTGCTCTCGGGTCTCTAACTCTTAATAAAGAGAGTTGTTTAAATGAAGTTTGTATTGCACAAATGGATAACACTGTTGCCACAGACTTCGAATCTAGTGTTTCACTAGATGAAAAAGCTACAACTACATTTATTGAAAGTGCAGTTGTGGCTGAAGGTACTTCTTCTAGAAGTACACATGAACTCAGTACATATATTGAGTCTTATGATGATATTAAAAGTTTTCTTTTAAGACCTGTTTTATTAGCTCAGGGATTATGGAATTCTTCTGCTGCATTGAACACTAGTTTAGCTTCAGGCAGTATTGCCTCTTATCTAACTAATATTCCTATGTGGAATGAAAAGATAAAAGGTTTTAATCTGATCAGAGGTGATTTTATGTTAAAAGTTCAAATTAATGCTACTCCTTTCCATCAAGGAAAGTTATTGTTGCATTATCTTCCTAACTATGCAAATTTTCTTGCTATAAATCCCAATTATGGGACTATGAAAAATGAAATTTTAATGCAGAAGATTCAACATCCTCACATTGAAATGGATTGTAGGAAAACAAGCATAGTTATGAGAATTCCCTACATTGCTCCTACTCCATGGTATTCCATGAAGGAAGGGTATTACGATTGGGGAACATGGTGGCTTGATGTTTTTAGTCCACTACTAACCGGTGCTCTTGGTCAACAATATGTTGATTATGTAGTTTATGGTTGGTGGGAAAACATGGAACTCAATGCACCAACTGTCGCTCAAATGTCTAATAAAGAAATAAAAATTAAAATTAAGCGACGTGGAGGTGAAGTTAAAGAAGCAGCAGAAAATGCTGGTCCTATAACTATGGGTCTCCGAAAATGTAGCAAAGTAGCCAATGTATTGACGGAAGTTCCAATACTTAGTGAGTTTGCTAAACCTGTGGAGTGGATAACTAATATACTGTCTGGTGTTACCTCAGTATTAGGTTGGTCTAAACCACGAGAGTTAAATGGTCAGACAATTGTGGCACAACAGTTACTTCGTTATGCTGGCACTTGTGATGGGCCTGATTTAGCTCTGCCTGGTGGTGTTTCGGCTTTAAATCGACTTGAAGCAATAGATTATGGAAGTTTTACAAATGAAGATGAGATGTCTTTAGCTTATTTGTACAAAATTCCATATTATGTAGGAGAATTGAATTGGGCAGCCACTGCTGGTCAAGGATCATCTTTATTATCGAAGAAGATGTCTCCTTTATCATTTCTTGCTTTAGGAGCTAATGGAGCTAGTGGTAAAACGTGGGTATATGAATGGCATGTACCTTTTACTTATCTAGCTAGAATGCATAAATTTTGGAGAGGAAGTCTTGTTTTAACATTAAAGTTTATTAAAACTCAAATGCATTCAGGACGTATTCAAGTTACATGGATTCCATGCAATTTACCAAATGTTACACCAGGATTGATCACAAGTTCCTATAATAGAAGGGCTATTATAGATATCCGTACTGAAGATACCGTATCTTTAGAATTACCATACTTGTTATATTCTGATTATGCTTCTACAACACCAATTACACCAACCATGGATTTCTCAGGTCAATTAGATATTACTGTTTTAAATGATTTGAGAGCTCCTGAAACTTGCTCACAATCTTGTAAGATTCAATGGTTTGTTAGTGCTGGGGATGATTATGAAGTTGCAGTTCCAACGCAACTAAGTTCAGGTTCTATTCCTTTTGTGGGACAATCGGATGGAACCGAAATACTGAGAGATTCAGTACATCAAGGCATGGAAATGCCTACTACAGAAATAGGAGGACCTGCTACGAAGTTGGACCCTTTATTTCATGCTAGAAGATGTATAGGAGAGAAGATTTTAAGTATTAAATCTTATCTTCTAAGAAATAGTGTTATTAATGGTATAACAGGCAAAACTTTTGCTTGGAGTGCGACTAATAAAATGATGATTGATCCCTATTTTATTGGCACTGCTCGTCCAGATCTTGTCACTGGAGCTATAAAAAGTGCTAGTTGGGGAGGTGATCATTTTTCACTTCTAGCCCCTATGTATGCTTATATGAGAGGTAGTATGAGATTAACATTTGTTGATGGAACCAAAACAGATATGGTATATAGTAATATTATACCAACGAATGGTTTCTTTAATGTAAATCCTTACTCATCAACTACACTAGTTAAAACTAGTGTTTTTGGCAATCAAGTGGATGTTGCTGGCCCAAATGGTGTTGTACCATTAGAACCATGTAACATTCAGGATCAAAAAGCATATGTTTATCAACACGTCCCATATTATAATAGAATGCCAATGAGTTTGGTAACTTATTATGATGGTGTTGTAACACCTACTGCTGATCCCAGTAGACCTCTTTCCACTGTATATATTACAAGTGGGACTAACTTTAGTGATAATGTTGTTCTCCAACGGGCGGTTGGAGATGATTTTCAACTTATGTTCTTTACAGGTTGTCCCCCACTTGCTGTATCTTACAGTTAGGAAGACGGTTGGCATACCGTAACAGCCGCCGAATACCAGACAAGCCCCTGAAGGGCTTGAGGACCCATGTGTGTAATTTTTCGCATGGTTACTGAGTCTCTGCTGGGAGGATATTCGTACAGGAGTAGTTCTGTACTTCATTTTATATTGTTTAGTACCAATATAGGTGAGGTCCACAACCCCCCCT